TGCCAGAGGGCATACAACTACCGCCAGAACTGGTGAGGCATTTGAGTTGGTGCGCGGTCGAATCCAGATATAGGCGGTCATAGGTGGATGCTGGATTGGCAGGAGCCGCTATCTCCAGCGCGTCCTGGAAGCTGGTTCCCGCGCCGCCGTTAAAACCTGTGCCGCTGCCGCCACTACATCCTACCCATGATCTTGTGCCTGATCCATTGTCGTACATACAGCCCGGTGTGCCTGTGGCTGAAGGTGCAAGCTGCACATACCCCGCTGCTGGACCCTGAAAGCCGAGAGTGGATGCGCCTGTGCCGCCCGACGCCGGAAGCAATGGCGATCCAAGCGTCTCACTGCCAGCCGCGACGGTGCCTGAGAACGATGCGCTGGTGCCGTTGAGTGCGCCGGTAAAATTCGCACCCGCCAGCAGCGCATAGCCTGACATTGACGATATGGGCTGATAGGTTGAAGCGGCGCTTGTGGTCGTCAGATACGCGCTTAGATTCAGATAGCTCGACGGAATCTGGTTGCCCGCGCTGTATGCAGAGCACCATGCACTGCCAGTTGAGCAAGCTATCCCAGCGCCGGGGTAGGGGATACCGCCACCACCGCTGCCTGATCCGATGTTCACCGCGCCGCCATTGCCAATGTTAATCTGCGCGAAGGCGGGAGCCGCCAGTAAAACGAGTAGTGCAAGTAGCTTCTTCATGTTTCCTCCCATTACTGAATTCTTGCCCACGTAAAGATTCTTCCAGTTGCTCCGCTTTCGTGCTCCAAGTGCAGTGCTACTTCACCACGGTCCACACCTCAGCCGTAGTGAAGTGTTACCATTATCGTTGCCTGACTCCCATCTGACGATTAGGTACCGTTCAGATGTATTCAACTTGATTACTACAAATTCCCCGCAGAGAACCCGCCTACGCTCATGGTGATCGCCCCTACTGCCAGGACCAGCGCCGTGAGTGTGATTCGTTTCATTGCGTTCTCCTTGTGCGCGGGGTTGGGCATGGGGTTCCTTGCGCGGCTATTTCCACTGCATCAACGAACAGTAAATTGGAAGCGGGCCACCGCTAGCCTGCGCTGCTTGCACGTTTAGCCCCGAAAGCGTAATGGCCATCCCTGCTCCTGCGGCTAATGACGTGATGTTGGCCGTAGTCCCATCAAGAGTGACCAGCGAGGTCGCAGCATAGTAACTTCCAGCATTCTCGACGCCAACGGAGCAACTGACGAAATATGTTGCCACGGAACTGCCCGGCAATGTGTACACGGTAACGGGGGTAGCAGTAGCAGCGGAGGCTACAGTGAACGGCTGTTTAACGACGACCGTGTTACTGAGGCCGATGTATCCTATAAAGTTATTGTTTTTGAAGACACCGCTGCTGGAATTAAGGATTTCAGTGGTCATGTCGAACATATTGCCGTAGAAATTGTTATTTTCTAGCGGCGATGATCCAATGTATGTAATCCCAGGTCCTGATGTAGCTTCAAACTGTACACCGTAAAAGTTGTTGTTGCTCACTCCTAGAGTGCTTGTTCCAGAGTCCATTACAAGCAGATGTGCCGGATTTGAGTTGTCTTCTAGCGCGAGGCCGTGAAAGTCAACACCGTTGATATAAGCATTAGTTCCGGAGACTCCCATATACAAACCGTTCATGAAAGTTGATCGAACGTTGTAAATATCGAGCAACTGAAGGTACCCTCCCGATGGCGGATTCATGTACAGGCAATAGCCAGTAGGAGCCGCCTCATCATAGCCGTCACAGAACAGATCGCTTAAACCGAAGAGCGCAACAGGCGGGGTTCCACCCGATATCGAGTCTGTGATAGCGACCGCGTTCCCTGTGTAGTTAAATCCAGCGGGGAGGTTGATATGTGTGCCCCCGGCCAAACTTCCGTTATGGTCGATCTTAAACATCGTCGCCGGAGTCGAAGCGCCCGTTGGCTCCCATGTGGTACCGGGAGCAGTAATTAATTTTTGTGTTAATCCCCCAAGGCCCACTTCCACCGTAGAGTCCATCGTTTGAACACCTAGAAGCCCGGTTGCATCGCAAGTTCCGTTACCTGCTGCGGCGAGACAGGCTACCATTTTCTCTGATGCTGTTGCCCCCGTAAACTGATCCGCTTTTTGAATGCCGTTCGCGATCTCAGCCACCGTCGTGCCAGCCGCGACGGTGCCTGAGAACGATGCGCTGGTGCCATTGAGTGCGCCGGTCAGCGTACCGCCTGAGAGAGGAAGGCCACCCAGGTTCGCCAGCGCCGTGCCAGGAGTCGTCACGTCCAAAGTCCATGAGGCTGGGATCGTGCTGAGTGGCTTCATAGAGAACTCAGGCGGAGTAATTGGAGCGCCTATATTCAAGGTGCTCGCTCGCTCTTGTACGATCTCCGTCAGCTTGTCCAACCCGTTCTCAATGTTCGCGTAAAGAGCAGGCATGTATGGCGTGAACTGCGTCAACTGTGTGACTGGTGTAACCCTTTCAAGCACAAGGGTCTGCGCAGACGGGCAAGCTGTATTCAGCGTGACACTACCACCGTTGTCGTAGGAAGCGTTCACGGGCGCAATTGTGTAGGCGCTGGTAGATAGCACAGCTCCATTCTGCGTCACTGTCATGGCGGTTGCTGTGCTGATAGGGAAGGTGAATGGAAAGGGACCAGCGCTCCCAGTGCAAGTAAATGTAGCAGAGTCAGCGGTGCCGGTAACGGTCGCGTGAGCGAGCATCGGAAGTAGAAGAGCGGCGAGCAGTATCCATAGCTTTTTCATAAACTCTCCACAACAGCGTCGTATTGTTCCCAGTTTACACTAAGTTCTTTTGCGAGTTGACGTTCAATCTTAGTTGCAAACTGATGTTCCCGCCGATAAGGCGCGGATGGATGGTCGCCCGGTTCTCTCATGTCACCCTTTGGTCGATTCGCTTCGTAGGCAATGTCGAAAGAGTCTACATCTTCCTGCGTGATGCCACGCTTCTGGCACAGCCACACTTCCACTGCCTCATGGATCGCCACAAGGAACGCGTAATCCTCGTTGCCCATATCACTGACCGAGACGCGGATAGATCCATCTTTGAGAAACTCCCAGTCGCCGCATGTGTCATAGCGTTGCTCAGAGTGCGGTATCGTTCTCAGTTGAATCTTCATACTCCTCCACTCTCTTCCCGATGTCAGACCTGTACTTTTGCCCTGCAATCAAAACATTGTCTTTGATGTACTCGATCAATCCCTCGCGCACTTTGGCAATCTCCTCGCCAGTTGCCGTGACGGTGAGCAAATAGCCGCTTTTGGTTGCGACCTTGTACCCTTCTTCGTCCTTCTTGAAGTTGTACAGGTGAATATGTTTCTTCTGGTCCGCATCAAACTCGTCAACAGGCTTGCCGTCTTTTAGAATCCATAGCCGCTCTCCGATAGATGTAGCCTCATCCTCCACGTCGGCATCCAAAGGGAACGGCTTGGCAACCACTACCATTACCATTCCCCAGCCTTGGAAGAGCGCCACGGGTTTGTTCTGGCCTTTGGCTACGGTTTCTAAGAGATTTCCTACTCCGCTCTCCAAGGCTTCGCAGAACTCGTAGGCGGTAGCCGGAACGCCAAACCTGCACGTTGGTTCAAGAGCGACGATCTTTCCCTCGTCTGTCACGATGCAGTTGATGTCGAATACACCCCGGAAACCTATCTTTCTGAGACGTTCCTTGATCTTTGGTCGGCAGATCATCTCGCGGAACAGTTCGTTCTCTTCGTTACATCCCCAGAAGGTCGTGCCCATCTCGCCGCAGGTCTCGCCGGTCCCTCCGTCCGCTTCCTTCTTTTCCTCAAAGTTGAGATACCCGCAGACCTTCCTCTCCGTATCGCGTATCCAATCTGCGCCGTTGAAAAACGCCGAGGCCGCTACCTCCAACCCTTCCACTACTTCCATTAAGTCGAAGTCGATAGGCCCAAACTCTGCTTCATTCCATCGCTTTTTCAGCTCTTCCAGATGATAGATCATGTCAGAGCCATCATCGAATTTCCCCATGTGCGACAGAGACTTGGGAGCATCACCCGACTGTTTCAAAATCCATTTGCGCTCAGAGTTTGCCTTCACAAACTCAATGGCGCTCTCGAAGTCCTTGAAGTTCTTGGACTCAACCTGATCGAATCCGGCCTCGGCAAACCAATCCTGTCCTGCTTGCCGGTCATTCTCCAGCCTGTCTCCCTCAGCGCAGCCGCCGAATACATCTTCACCCTTCTCGCGTAACCAGTCTTGAAAATCGCCAAAGGAGCAGGAGTCGAATACCCAGACATATCCCTTGCCCATGTAGCGATACCAGTCATCTATGTGCGTCAGAATCCCATCCGCGATTTTGCGATAACCTTTATCGGCCACGTGGAACGCAACCTCATGCCCCTCTACATCTTGCAGGTGGATGGCAAGGTCGGCAATCTCTCCGAATTCAGTGAAGAAAATAAACTTCATCGGTAGCCCCCGCGAATTGAGAACTTCCGCCTCTTACTCTTTGTAGGCACGTTCTCCTGCATCCCAGGCACGCTCTTTTCGATGGTCTGCTCCAGGTTGGTTGGTTTGCGCTGCTTATTCTGCGGATCTTGCATCTGAGCAACCCGGCGCACATCTGGCGGAACAATCAGGCTCTCAATCAAATCATCGAGAAACAGTCCAGCGGAGTCTGCGGTTCTTGTTGCCTCTCCCAACCGCGTAGCTTCTTCGAGGAATGGCACCTTTTTGGCTGTTCCTAATGCCGCCGCAGAAGCCCCCGCCACAAATCCGCCGCTCTTGCCCTTCACGGTGTAAGCGTCGTTGACTCGCCGCATGGTCGCGCCCATCTCGAATACCAGGCCAACGGGAGTGTGCTGAATCCACGGCGGGACTTCTACGCCGCCGATTTTCAGACTTTCGGACTTCTGCTTCTCTCCTGTCTCTGGATCGATCTTCTTTTCATCTCCTGGCTGGTAGAACCCAGTCGATTGAATCATGCCAGAAGACTTTCCAGCGTAGTATCCCATTGCCAGCACAGCCAGACCGATACTCCCTTTTTTTAGAGAGCGCATGATGTTGTCGGCTTCATGGCCGGTGAGATTCTTGAGGCCGTCTTTGGATACCAACACGCGCAAGGCGTCAATACTGCCCGTCAAAGTTCCTGCCGCGAAGGTTCCCGTTTCCGCAACGATGTTGGTCGGAACCTTCACGATAGGCAGAATGACTTTCGTCATAAACTCTGTTGATTTTCCGCTCAACCCCTGCGAGTGAAAGTAGCCCATCAGCATCCGAAATCCAGTGTTGATGAAATTCTCCTGCATGAAGATGGCTCGATTTGCGTCGATGTATGCATCTGCCGCCATCGTTGCCTGAACTTTGGGGTCTTGGATGTCCAAATGATTGTCGAGTGCCCACTGCGCCCGCTTCTCAAGCGAACGATAGAACTCGGCCCGCTTTGGCAACACTTTGAGGGCACCGTGAAGATGGCCGAAGAAATCTAACGCCTCCGGGGGCAATGTCCCTTTCTTTCCGTATAGGTAGTCGAGAGAGGTTTTTCCCGTCTTGACCGCTTCCTTGATGTCCTGATACGTGGCTTTCTCGAAGAATTGCCCAAACGCCTTAGCCTCTGCTGATATATTCAGTCCGCCGCCCTCACGAGGGGCTTTCTCTGCGATGTCAGACAGGCCCGGCATCTTGGACAGCACACCGCCAATAAGCTCTTCGATTGGAGTTGTGCCGAATCTCATCATTGCTGCGGTAGTCAGTTTCCCAAGCGTGTTGACGCTCGACAGCAAAACAGCCCGCCGCCACTTCTGGAAGAGAGCCGCACCTTTCTCAACTGGCGTTCTCGCAGCGAGTTTCTGCTTGTGAATCGCGTCATCTACCTGCCCCTTGAGCTTCTCCGACTGCGCCTTCAAGTCCTGAGCCTGCTGATCGAGGACAGTCTGGCCGCGTGTAGGCTTTGCGAAGTCTCCGGTATCGAGTTGTTTCTGGAGGTGTGCAATCCGTTTTGTGATCCGCGTCTTGTACGTCTTGAGTGCAGTTTCCTGCGGGTCTGCCTTTTCGCGCTGCTCCAACAGGTCGGAATCTTTCATCGCTTGCTGAAGTTGCTTGCGAAGTTCCTTGACGCGCTCAGACGGTTTGCCGGGAGCCTTCCCTTTGGCCGGCTGCTCTCCAGCTTCCGCGTCCTCGATAGCGGAAATGAGTTTTCCTTGCTTCATTGCCTCGCGTAACTGGACCTGTACCTCATCTTTAGTGCGCTCAGTCGCCTGCCGCCCGTACTGTGAAATGTAATCCCGAATCTCACGCTTGCTGATGCCCCGCTCTTGCAGGTTCGAGTGGATTTCGTCTACGATCTGCTCGATTGTCGTCAAACCGTCTTCGATGTGGCTGACTGCCAGTTTGCCGAATAGCTCGTAGAGTTTGGGGTTGAGCATAGGGTTCGCGCTCATCTGCCCCATCAACTCCTCATTCAATTTCTTGTAGAGAACATCTCTCTCTGCCTTGCGGCTCTCCTTGGTTGCCGTGCGCTTCTCTGTGCGCTCGACCAGCCCTTTCTTTATCTTCTCAACCGTGCGCTCTGCCGCCTGTTGCTTCTTCGATTCCTCGTAATCGTCGATGCGCTTGTTGGCTTCGTCGAGTTGCCGGGTCAAAGTTTCCAGTGTATTGCGAAGCTCTGGTGATACTTCTCCGTTAGGACTGGCGACACGTGCTCTCTGGAGAACGTTGGCAAGCGAATAGTCCTGGTTAATTATCATGCGACGTGCAGCGAGGGCACGGCCTGTCTCTGTACCAGATTTCCGCGCCGCCTCATCGTTCGTGTTCATGGCATCCTCGACTTTAGCGAGTTGCGCTTTACCCCGCGCCTCCATCGCTTCGTCACCAGATGCGCGGGCCGCTTCGATGGTGTTCATGGCGGTTGCGTGTTCGTTCTGGAGCTTCATGCGGTCATAAAGAAGTGCAGCGGCTTCTTCGTCTGTGTGCGGTCGGGGATTGTCGGCCAACTCTTTAGCCAAAGTTCGCGGGTCAATAGTCCCTTCATCAACCGCTTTCTTTCCGGCCTCAAAAGCCGGAGTCTGTCTCGCTTCAACTTCAACTTCCGGTAATCCGCGCTCGGCACGTTCCGCCTCTGTGACCTCGTTTTTGATGCTCGTCTCGCCTTCGGGGGCGGCGGCGGGCGCTTCGGCTTCCGGCGTCTTGCCGGGGATACCGCGAAGCTCATTGTCAATCTTGTTCATTACCTCCATCGGGTTGTCTAAAGGTTGCTCCCCAACCGCGCGACGGGCGGCTTCTGAAGCCAAGTCTGCCGGAATCACTCCGTCTCTAGCGTACAGGTCCATCGCCTTTGATTGCAAATCAGGGGCGGCTTTCTTCGCAAAGTCCATCTGCCCTATCGTGATGTGCATCAGAGCCAGCAATGCGGCGTTGCTGGCAAAATCCCGTGCCGTGGGAACCTTGCCCTCAAGCAAACTTCCTACGGTGGTCATTGTGGCAAGCTCCGCAGCCGTCTTGTAGGCCCGTGCGCCAAAAACCTTTCCTACTACTCCCTCAGCCAACGGTGCCGCCTCACCAGCGAGACTAAAGGCGCTTCCGGTCAACGCACCTTTCCCGGTAGACTTGATAACGTCCATCACTTCGTCAAAGGCTGAAATTTGCTTGCCAGCATACTTGTCCACAAGCCACTGGCGCAACCCGGCAGTGAGTCCAAATCCGCCCGCTCCAGCGCCTACAGCAGCCATTGAGACGGTTCCGACCACCGGAAGCTCCACCGTGCCCACTCCAGCCCCAGCAAGGGCACCCAAACCTCCGCCAACTAGGTATTCCGGCAAGTCTCCAATCATCGTGCCGAATCCTTCTATGAACTTGCTCACCTCATCGTCAGTCTCGAACGGGCCGGACACTCGCCCTCTCAGGTACTCTCCGATAATGGAATCTTGCGTAAGCCCCTTCCAGCCAGCCGCCGCGTACCCCTCAAGCCGTGTCGAGAAATCTTCATTAAACTGGTCGCGGTAGTCATAGGTGTAGCTGGGCGGCGCTCCGGTCATGTGCGAGTACACCAGCGCATCTGTAGCCCGCTGCGCTTGATCGTGGTCTAGGGATGGACCCTGAGGCTCAGGATTCGGACTAAAGGTACTCATGTCGAGCGTGGAAGATCCGCCGTGGGCATCAGGCAACGGTTTCCATGTGCTCATGTCGAGGGTAGGCGTGGTGCTCATTGTGCTACCCCGTAGTCATTACCGGAAGCATCTGCCCAGTGTAGCTTTCCGTCTTTTCCCTTTGCTGTTCCAGTGGCTCCAGAAGGACGAGTAGATTTAGCGGACGCTGCTGCATCAGGCGCTTGCCGTGCCGCAGATTCCTGCTTAGCATAAGACTTCATCGTTGTTGGGAAGGCGTTCGTTATTACTTGATTCTCTGCCCATGTCCCTATTCTGCTGAAGAATCCCGGTTGTTCCGTTGGGGCGGCGGCGGTTGGAGTAGCGAGTTGCGGATACACGATCTGGTCAAGACGATTCTTGATGTCCTTCTCGACATGAGGGCGAACCGTTTCGCTGGCAAACTTCATCAGGTCTGTGCCTGTAACCCCCTCTTTCGCTCGCTTGAGCATGGCGATATTGGCCTCTCCCACGTCAGAGAGAGTAATAACACCTTGATTCGCTGCGTCCTCGAAAATCTTCATTGCGGATTGGAAGTTAGGGTCTGACTGCGCACTCCGCATCTCGACGACGTGCAGAGCATCGGAATACTTCATTTTAGGATTGCTCTTCATCAGGTCTGGGATGTCGTTCTTTGTTAGGTATCCGGGCTGTGATCCGAGACGCGCCACAAGTTCGTAACTATCCTCTGTCGCTTCCTGCCTTGCCAACACCCGCTCTTGCAAGTCACGGGACCGAATATCTGCTATCTGCCTCTTGCGCTCCATCTCAAGTGCGCTTATGCCGCGAGGAGACAGACCCTCTTTTCCTAGAGCAGTGACCTGAGATTCAGACATCTTCATCACATTAGGAACGTACTTAGCGATGATCCCTTGGTCTTTGTCGCCCTGCTCTTTCTCCCACTCCGCTCTCTGGCGCGTTACTTCTTGCTGTAACTTCTCACCCATAACTCGGTCAGGCTTCCCATTGGAATCAACAGCGCCGATGCTTTTAAGAAAGTCTCCGTTGTCAACGGCATTCTCTCGCGCCTCGTAATCGCCTTTACCGTTGTTTGTATACGGGAACTTTCCGAAAGCATCGTGCATATTGTTGAGAACACTGTTTAGGTTCTGCGCTCCGGCCATCTCTGTGAGTTCGCGGTCCTTCTGCTCCGCTGCCGTTAGAGTCGTGTTCCTTTCGGCCAAGTTCATGCCGTCTACCAGAGGACCGTTCCCGCTTTTGAGTTGGGCGATTACCTGTTTCCGGTCTTCCGGTTTAGGACTGTTCGCAAGCGCTCCAATCGTGTCCATCTTGGACGCTTTCAGCCACTTATCATAATGCGCGTCAGCTTGTTCCTGAGTCATGGTTCCATGCTTGACCGATGATGCAAGCAAAATCCTCTCATCGTTTTCAGACATGGTCGTATCGCCGCCAGCGGCAGCGGCAAGCACGTAATCCCCGCTGTACTTCGTGCCCAACGTATCGTTCGCGGCCAAGTCGTTTGCCGTGGTGACCTTCGCTTGTTGTACGGTCGCCAAATCGTGAATGGCCAAACTTTTATTTGCGCCGTAAAACTGCAACGCTCTGGACACTTTTGGATTCTTTTGTGAATTTACAGCCTCTTGCGCTTGCTCTTCAAAGCTCCGCTGAATGTCTTGCATCTGCTCTGGAGTGGTAGCCTTCCCCATAGCTCCATGCGCCTGAGCCTCAATAGCATCTATCGCTATCTCGCCCTGCTTTACATCTACTGTCTCTTGCGCCTCCTGCATTTTCTGGGCAACATGGAACCCCATCTCCGCCACGCTGCCCATTTGCTCCGCAGCGTTCTCCATTGCCTCGCCTGGCCGCCCAGCAATACGAGGGTTCACCTCCGGTGGAGGAGTCAGTGTGGGGGCTACTGCTTGAGGAATCTCTGGCAATTTACCAGCCTCCCGATCCCGTAGGAGCCATAGAATTCGGCACCGTTGGAACTGTTCCGTAAGACGAAGAGTTCATCGACATTGAGGCCATCATCCCAGCCTGCGACAAACCTGAAATGGCCGTGCTGATTCCGCCTATCGTGCCTGACCATGCCGCCACTTTGCCGTAATACTTTTGCAGCGCCGCCTCTTCCGTTCCGGCCTGAGATTCGCTTTCCTGCTCAACTCCACTCTGCGCCGCGGTGTGCGCCATCATTAGCAAGGGCGAGCCGGAAGCAATGTCCACCCCAGCCCTTGCATAAGCCGTTGCCTGTTTGCCAATGAGGTTGGAATACTTCGCCTCAGAGGTCTGCATTTTCTGCTGCATCCCCTGGAGCGTCATATCGGCGTTGTAATCGTAGGCACCATGCAGCTCCTGGCCTTGCTCATACTGTCCGAAACCAGACAATAACCCACCGAGGCCTTTTTCTCCGGCGAAGAGCATCATCAGATCTTGCGGGTTCATCAGCCCTCCTCGGCCACGGAAAGCCGTGGGGTGACACTACGTAAAGTGAAGTGGAACGGGTCACTATGCACAATATGAATTGTACCTTCATCCGTCCATTCTGCGTCTAAATCGTTGATTACGTTGCCGGTAAATAGCGTTGCCGGACTGCCGGGCGGGAGTGGGTTCGGAGTACCCTGTGTGTAGTCGATGCGGTAGAGGTGGTTTGCATCTGTTCCCACCATGCCGCCAACCGATTCGTATATCGAAAGATTGACGCGAGTGAATTTCTGCCTCTTGCTTTTCGAGGTCTGCTTCAAATCTCCGAGGACTGGATTCATGGGCTCAATCGTGCTTGTGTATGGAAGTCCGATGGTAATGAGGTTGGCGTAGGAGCCGAAAACAACTGTGTCCGCCGTCACAATTCCGGTAAAGATCACTTGCTCATCTCCCACGGCCACAACGTTCTGCCCCATCAGATAGCTCATCCCTGTAACCTGATTAGTTACCTGCTCAACCGTTCCACCGCCAGTGTAGACACCCCATGCGGTAGAGTCGATGTTTGCAAGATGGAAGGTGTTTCCACTTACGCCAGCCACGGTCCACGCCGTTAATGGATTTGTGTTGGCCTCAGTCATTCCCAGTACATCCGAAATCGAAATCGTTTGTCCATCCACCAGAGAATGCCCCGGAGCGGTCACGACTGCTGGATAGGAATTCGATATTTCCGTAATAACGAACGGGCCTACCCCCTGCCACTGGAGGCCGCAATGGACAAAAAAGGCGTTGGACAACTGGCCAAACAATTCCTGCGGCATGAAGTATTCCACATACCGCTGAGTCACACCGTTGATGGTCCGGTTGACCACAATCACAATCTGATCTTCCTGATTCTGCCCGGAGATAACGGCTACGGACTCAATCTGCGCACCGGCTTCCATCGTCATATTGATTCGGAACCATGCATACACCTGATCCTGCGTGTTGAAGACTAGGCCGATCAACTGGCCGTCGTTCCGCACACCCCAGTAAATCGGGTACGGTTCCATCTGAAAAGCCGTCTGCGCGATGCCCGATGTTGTCGCCGAGGTGCCGATGGTGATGTTGCGGTTGAGGCGAGTCAGATCGGTATTGTCCCATGCGTTCGTCACAAAGTTGTAGGCCAGAAAAGTGACAATCCGCGATGACCTGGAAACAAAGATAGCCGAGCCGTTCACCACTTGCGGCTGCAACGAACTGACGCCTTGAGAACTTTGCTGAGACGCAGTTACATCGGTCTGACTCAAGGAAGAATTGTTGGAACCGGCCACAATCCACACACCGCCCGATGTGCCGATAACCAGAGCGTTGGGAGTCCCCACCATGTTTAGAAGTTCGTTCACCTGATTCGACACGAGGGTGTACTGTACGGCATAATCGTCCGCATTCGGATCACAGATGAAGTCCGGGTAGTCATCCTCAACAGAACCGTTCAACTGAGTGGGGTTATTGTTGCTGCCGCCAACCATCAGCCGTTCCTGATACAAAGCTCCGCAAGCCGGATAGTCGCCTGTTGCGGCAAACATTGGCACCACCTGCACAGCGAATCCCCCGCCCGTGTACTGCTGATAACTTGAGGAATCGATGCTTGCTCCGGTGGTTGGGTCTTGAGGGGTAAAACTCCATCCAATCCCGGTTACGCTCGTAGTAGTTCCCGAAGAGTCTGTTACGGAAACGGTCACTGATCCATAAGTCATTCCTGAGATAAGAAATTCTCCCTCATTCAGACTTACCAGCCCCGAACATTCGTTGATGTATATTCTGCTTCCGTTCTGGAATGGTTGAGAAGATGGACTTGAAGCCAACACAACTACGCAAGGATTAGCCTGAGAAATCAAAGTGATGTTCTGGCCGAGTGCAGAGTATCCCGTCTTCACCACATCCAGAGTTCCACGGTATGCAGGCTCACCAGGCTGCTGGCCGGGGAGCGTTAGGCTGTACTGCCATGAATTCGCGCTCAAACGCTGAATCATCCCTGGCGGATAGTTGGGATGGAAAATCCACAGCACGTCCGCGCTCTGTGTGCTGCAATCGAGATTGAATAAATCTGATTCAAGATAAGGAACTGAAAGTTCTAGAAAATTCCCGACAGACCCGCTTTCATACTGCCAGTATGCAGTGTTCCAAGCTCCTCCAAATACTAGAGGGAATTCGTCATTCTGATTGTTAGCCAAACATTTCCCTACATAATTTCCGTTGTTCCATGCGTAACTGCTTGTCGCTGCAACGATCCAAGGAGATGCGTAGTAGACCGTATCTGGAGTCACCATCCACTTTGACAGATCGATGTAATTGGCAGATGGATTATTTAGGAACCCAAGTGCGCGGATGGCAGCCTGTATGACGCTTGCCGCATTCTTGGAAGCGGTTGCATCCGCCAACGCGATGTTTATCCCCTGTTTTGGAGAACTCCCCGTTACAGTAACAGCAAGAACATCAGTGCTGTTAGTCGTCATAGTGATCGGAGTTCCACCTGCATTCATCCCACTGGGAGCCGATATGAATAATGAACCCTGATTGATACTTCCAGCAGAAGCATACCAATTTGAGATGCTGGCATTAAGGGTTACATTGCCGGTCCCCCGGCTACCCCACTCAATATATGCTTCAATCTGCACACGCACCGTATTTAGATTAGTTATTCCAGTGATGGGAATAGACACTGTTGCTGGGAAAGTGGGGTTAAACCATGAAGAAGCTGTTACCCAAGTTGCACCGTTATCGACTGAGTAATTAAGGTTTACATTCCCTGAATCCGAAACCGACAAGTTGCTGTTGACCGTCACTGAAAGAGTTGCTGATGTAGTTGCTACCGAGTTAAATCCCAGGAGAGTGGTGGTTTTGTCAACACTCTGATTCGTGTACGTTGCTGTCGCAGTAACAGACCCGCTGCTCTGATTTGGATTTACAATTGTTCCCGTAGTAGATTTCTGAAAAGCAATGACGGGATTTATCAAAATCAGATTGCCCGCAGTATAGGCAACCGATGGATCATAATCAGATGCTCCAGTAGGGATATTCTCTACTAACCCAAGCGACCATGATCCCTCAATCGCTGCTTCCCATATCCGAACAATTCCAGCGGAGAATTCAAGTATCGCCCCCTGATCTGTCGAGAACTGAAAAGGGACTAAACGGCTCTTACCGTTGCTGACCGTCTGCATAATCTCGCTCGCAACCGTTTGCGATGGAGTGATGACGTAGGTCCCCACTGCACCTGAACCTGATACGATGGTCGTGCCAGAAGTAACCCCAACCCCCACAATCTCCTGTCCTTGTTGCAGAACGCCATAATTGACCGCAGTGACGGTCATGGTGGTTCCATCGATAGACGCGGTGAACATTGCCCCGCCGTTGGCTGTAGCCCCGGCGAAGTACGTCCCCGGCATCTTCTTTGCGCCACCCTCGACCAGGGGTATCGCGTTCTCTAGCGTCCGGCAAGCGGATGAAAACTTGGCTAGGTCTGAGCGGCTTTCCACTAAACCCGAAACTTCGCCCGTATTCATGCTGTTAATTAGGACGTTAGCGTTCACCGATGCGCCCCCCACGCCCCGAAGCGCCCTGCATCCTGCCACGAGGTCGAGCCGCTTTCATCCTGCAAATAGTCGCATTCTTGCTGCGCCGCTGCGGAGTTGAGGGTCGTGAAGTACATCTGCATCATGCTCTGAGCTTTCTTCGCGTCCTCTGTGATCGCCAGCGCCAGTTCTCCAGCTAGCCGGTATGCAAGGCAGTTCACGAAGCCCGGGAGCAACTGCGTAAAGTCTGTGATGAGCCGGATGTAGTTGATGACGATAGGACGGGTATATTCTCTTCCGTGCGGATAGTTACTCAAAAGATTGTTAGTGTACGAAACCCCATCGGCACTCAGAACTGCCTCTATGATGTACGGACAAACCTCGTGCGGGTGTACTGGAAGGTCACGGTGGCGAAACCACCCATACCCTTCACCGCCCCAACCCCATACGGCTCCATCGGCGATGCGGCGCTCTTCAGGTATCTCCCTGGGGCGAACCAGCCTCAGATAGTCCGCTGGCAGAGGATAGGCAAACTTATATCCACCTGCTGGAGCTTGCGCGTTCTGCTGCAAAGCAACTCGCGTTTTGGCGAACTTCCATTCGCGCTCGCTCAATACCTCCTGCAGGACAGCATCCCAGCACACATTGGCTTTAATAGCATTGGGATTTTGTTCTGTCAGAGAGCCTATGGTGCCTCTCGCCCCGATGCGCTGCAAGGCAATGTTCACAACGCCTACTTGGCTATAGTTCATCGAGGCTCCCTAAAGAAAAACGAGGACAGGACAATGCCCCGCCCCCGTTGGTTAATGGTAAACCGTTCTATGCCGCTACTTCTGCCAGCCTTGCCATTCTTGCAGCTTTACTAGCTGCGCGTCCGGCTATCATCTTGGCCTTGTGTTCGGCACTCATCTTCTTGCGCCGTTTGTCAGGTTTGACATTTTCTGCCTTGGCCTCGACAATCTCCTTGATGGTTGCCGTAGAAGCAGGAACCGCCACAGGCTTGTCTTCCGGCTTTGGCTTCCCCTCGTGACCGGGATACTGGAATAGCCAGTCGCCCCTAATTGTCTTCAAGGTAGCCAGTTGGCTATCAGTGTCGATCTCATAGAGGCCGTCAGGCAACGGTCCAGCGTCGGGACTGTACGCCTTGCTGGCAAGACTATCCCAAGCAAACGCAAGGCACTTAGCATGAACAAGCATTATTGCTTCTCCTTTGTTTAAGGGCTATTGTTCTCCGCCGCACTTCGGTCCCCACCAGGAATAGATGGAGCCGACATAGCCGTTGACGGCGGCGCTGTTGACCGCATTCCAGCGAAGGAACTCAAGAACAGAGTTCCCAGGAACCGGAATCCAGTAATGCGCTCCCTGGACTTGCAACTGTGCCAAGGTAAGAGACCGGGTGGCAATGATGGTTGTAGCCCCTGTCGCCGCACCGGTTTCAACGTTGAACGCGATGCTTGCCAATGTGGCCGCGCCGTAAACTGGCCCACCGACAACGATATGCACGCCGAACGAGATTCCACCATCGCCCACAACTTCAGGCGGATAGGAGTAACCCTTCTCGGTCAAAGACGGGAATGCTGAAATGAACGGGTTGGCCGTGCCAGGGTTAGGCGCACCAAAGTCAATCTCGCAATTGCTCTGCTGAGAGGTTGCCCCAACAACGAGCAGATCGCCCAAGAGAGCCGGCGTTGCGTTGATGGTTGCGCTGGTTGAAAGTTGCGGGTTGCTGACAGTGTAGGTCCCAACACCGTTTGCGGCGGTGATCGCGGTAATCCCCGTTACGATGGTAGGACCATTCGTGGTGGAGATGTTGGCTCCCGAAAGAGCATCCCCAACAAGGAGTTCGCCCCCGGCTGGTCCTGCGGTGATAGTTAAGACTCCGGTAGTGGCGATAGAGCCAGTGAACCCCGACTTAGCCGTGGAAGTAACCGGCCCAAAGGCGTTCGTTCCGGTGCCGTGGAAATACTGCATTGCGTCTGAAAGCATGATGATCTCCCTTTACGTGATGATGGTTTCCGAGTTGGAAATCTTTTCCGCCATGACAACCTGGATTCCCTGGAAGCGCGTAATGCGCCGAGACCCCCAGATGTCGCCGGTTTCCGGGTTTTGCGTATAGAAGGCGTTGGTCTTCTGCGAAACCGCGCGAATGTTCATCTCGTTCAGAACGGCGCGACTGCACAGAATCACCGTGCCGGGAGCGTTGCCAGCGGAGGGCAGATTGCCAAGTGCCTGAATGAGAAGGTTCTCATCAAACCCTCCAGCCTGCAATGCAACCGGGTTCACGTTGGCGACGCGCTGTACGCAGCGTTCGTCAACGATCTGGATGCCCAAGCTCCATTTGCACTGAGTGACATACGCCATCAACGCCTTGGATTGACCGAGAACGCCACTCAATCCGGTGGCCATGGTCCACGGGATTTTTCCGATGGTGTTGATTTCCAGACCCGCTGGAGTACCAGAGGGATAAATTGCCTGGACCTTATCGCGTCCGAGTTCAAGCACCCAGATGCTGGTGGCGTTGCCGGAGGTCAGCCCGCCGTTGTAAGCATTCGCCGGCCAGCTTCCATCTCCGTTGGGAACTGATTCAAGGTTGTTGACTCGTGCTGCCAGGCCCCTGATTCCGCCAACATCGGTAGCCGGGTTGCCGTAAAACAACGTGACTTCGATCTTCTGCTTGAAGCCTTCAACCTTGTTGCTGATCTGATCCGACATATACGCCGATGGGTCAGGTTGAATATCGGCAAACGCCGAATCCTCAACACTCCAGTTTTCCCACATGGCAATATCGTCGGTGATGTTGGTGTTCTTCGATGAGGTGACTGCTGCCGCTTCATTGAACCGGCGCGTTGAAGGAACGTCCAAGTAATCGGTGCGCCGTGCGACGTTGAAAAGCATGTTGTTTGCCGGAACGAAAGGCAAGAACTCAAGCAAGGGGCAAGCGCGAGCAAGCACCTTGGAGGGTTGGACAAACTGCGCACGAGCATCTGAGGACGAGTAGCTGTTAATTACGTCCGTAAGCGTCGTGTAACCGAGTTGAGACTGGTCTGCCATGGCGATAATCTCCCCTTAGAGAGACCTACACCCTTGCTGGCGGAAGATTGAATTTACTCAAATCGTATCCGGGTTTAGGCGCTTCCGCCCTCTGCCCAGTCCCGCGCAAAGATGAATCCTCTCCGGTTTTTGCGGCCACGTTCAACAGGAAGCGCATCATCGTAGTTCGGTTGGCGCTGCTTTCAGTTGCGAACGCCTTATCGAATTCGACTTCTGTTTTTCCCCATTGCTTCCATAGCCGTGACACGAGCACTACACTCGCATCGTATTTGTCGCCCAACTCGGTTTTCAGGGTTTCAGCCGCCTTGGAGTTCTCTGCGAGAATCTTGGCGTTATGTGCTTCCACCATTGAGGTCAACTGAGCATTCAACTTCCCTTGAAGAGCTTGAGCAGTTTTCTTGGGAATTCCCTCAGAAAACAAGGTGTCCTCCCAATACTTATTCCACTCAGGTGCGTTCTTCTTGTCGGGGTCTAGCTCATAACCTTCCGGCTTATCGGGCCGTCCGAGTGAGGTGTAGAACTTATCGCGCTCTTCCGGCGTAGCATTCTCGCCCAGTTTGGGGATCGAACTTCCCAGCTTTTCTTCAACGTCTTTGAGTTTTGTTGCCGTCTCGATATGGGCTTTTGCAAAATCTCCCACTGTCTTGTACGGTACAAAAGTCTCGTTCGTCTTTAGATCGTCAGGAAGACCAGCTCTCCATCCAAGGGATTCTGGCGCAGGTTGGGATACTTCTTCAGGCATACTTTACCTCTTGAAACTTCATTGTCTGGTGAACTTTCTTGTGGCAAATAACACAAAGTGTACGGCCATTGTCGATTGCAAATCGAAGTTCTGGGAAATCCGCGAAGGGCTTTACGTGATGGGGATGAAGGATTGTCGAACCCCTCTTCCCGCAATCTTGGCACGTCCAGTTATCTCGGGAAAAAATCGCTTCCCGCCACAATTTATACTGAATGGAGTTCCTCAGACGCTTGTTTTCTGGAGTGATCCCGCCCTTCCAGTTGTGCGACCTATCGCCCTTTTGCCGTTCCGATATTTCTCGCCTCACGGATTCTTGACGAAATACTCTTTGATTAGCAACACGTATTTTCTCGCATGTTTCAGCGGAGCGATGCTTACCTGTATTGATTTCAATTGCTCTCTCTAACGCCAATACAGGAAACAGTTTACCTTTGCTCCGCTCAGAGTTTTTTCGACGAGCGTCTTCCGACTGCTTGACGCCCTTCTTGGCAAGACTTATCTTTCGCTTTGTCTCCTCTGACAGAGGACCGCGATTAATAGGTTTCACCCGTAAATAAACGCCTCTCGGCATTCAGTTCTCCTTCAAACTCTTTACGTCAACCCTGCCAAATACATCCCGCCGTTGGTTCCCGTATGCACTACCGTTCCCATCTTTCCGTAGGTGACAACAGCCGTGTTGGTTGTGTTGCCATTCACTTCGCAGGTGACAG